AAAGGCGATTGTCACATCATTGATTATTGGCGACAAATGTATGACTTGCCAGACAATGATGACAGAAGACCTAATTTTTCTATTAATGAAAGAAGAGAAAAAGAACTAGAAAAAGACATAATGAAGTTAGGTAAATTTATCTTAGTGCAGTTTACAGGCGGACAAGGTGCAAAGATAGAAAATTATGACTCAGAAAATCATGGTAGAAACTATAATAAAGGGCAAGAAGTTGTTAATCTATTGCGAGAACAATTACCAAATGTAAACATAATTGTTTTTGGTCATGACAATGAGCAGGAGCCTTTACTAAACACCATGGCTTTTAATAACTTTGGCGGCAATCCAAAGTTTGTAGACAAAATTGATTTTATGATATTGGCTAAATATTGTGTATCATTTATATCGATTGATAGTTCACTACAACACATGTGTTCAAATAAACCGTTTAACAAAAAAGGTGTTGTTCTTTGGGGCACTTCAAAACCAGAAATGTTTGGTTATACTCAAAATAAAAATTTAATTAGTGATTATCCATATTGTGTAGAAATAGATCCAAAAAAAATAGTGGATGAATTTTTAAACCAGGAGATGTCATGAAAAAAATTTTTATAGGCACTCCTTGTTATGGCGGTATGATAACAGCGGATTATTTTAAAAGTTGTATGCAGCTTGTAGCTTTAGCTGCTACAAAAAAAATAGAATTACAGTTTGGAACAATTGGAAACGAATCACTAATAACTAGAGCTAGAAATACTCTAGTACAATTGTTTATGGATGGTAATTATACTCATCTTTTATTTATAGATTCTGATTTAGCTTTTAATCCAGAGGCAGTGATAAGAATGCTTGATTACGACAAAGATGTTGTAACTGGTATATATCCTAGAAAAACTATTGATTGGATTAAAGTAAAGAAAAGATTAAAAGAAAAACCAGATATGCCTGAAGACGAGCTTTTGGCAGCATCATTACAATATAATCTTAATGTAAAAGATCCTCATAACATATTATTAGATAAAGGGTTTATAGAAGTTATGGATGGACCGACTGGTTTTATGTTGATTAAAAGAGAGGTATTTGTAAGAATGGCAAAGGTTTACCCAGAATTAAAATTTATACCAGATCAACATATTAATCAATCTCATGACAAAGAATTTGATTATCATCAAACATCTGATTGGAATTATACTTTTTTTGATACAATGATAGAACCAAAAACCAAAAGATATTTATCAGAAGACTACGCTTTTTGTCGTTTATGGCAAAACATGGGCGGCAAAATATATGCAGATATAGTGAGTGGTATGACTCATTACGGAAACTATGCATTTAGGGGTAACGTGGCAACTCAATTTAAAGGCGCAAAATGAATTACGAATACGCATCTGAAAATATAATTATTTGTAAAAATTTTTTACCAGACACGATGCTACAAAAAATTAAAATAGATCTAATGAACAACAGGCGTAATTTTGGAATTCCTAATTGGACAGATGAAGCTATAAATTTATTTAATAGTAAATGTGGAGGTTTAGACTACTGGATAACAGAAGATGAAATAAGGGATGGTAAAGTTCCTGCAAATAATGAATCAATATTAGAATTAAATGATTGGTTTTTTCATCAAGGATTTACTACCTTTGTTAACAATTACGGTAGATTAAACGTGTTTAAGTTTTTAGAAAAAAAGAAAAAAACACATAAAATACACGTAATATCTTACAACAATGGTGGTTATTACAATTGGCATCAAGATTCAGAATTTTACACATTTAATTTAATTTTAAACGAAGGCGATGAACTTTCTGGTGGGGACATGTTATTTATGGATGAAGGTAGAACTATAGAAATCCCAAATCAAAATAATATAATGGTTGTTTTTCCAACGTATATTCATCATGCAATAACACCTATTAAATCTAAAAGTGGTAAAGATGTGCCCTTCCCACAACAAAGATTTAGCATACAATATTGGACAGACTTAAAATATGGGAATTATTAAAATACTTGACGACGTAGCGCCACCAGAAATTTTTGCGTTGGTGACCAAAGAAGTACAGAGCGGTATTTGGAGTTTTACAACAAGATCTGACGATGCAGACAATAACGTAAATTTTGGAGCGGCAGATCACGTAAACAAAATTAATGATTTAATAAAAAATAAAAGATTTAACGAAGCAAATGTAATTTATAATCTTTGGAACACAATTAATGCTACAGTTAAAGTAGAAGAAAATTATAAAAATGTTTTAGATAGAGTTTTTTTCAACGCAAACTATCCTTTAAGTGAACAGACTGTTCATCAAGACGATACCGCAACATTTTCAAAAAATATTACTATTGTCTATTTTGCTCATGACAGATGGGACACAAGTTGGGGTGGAGAGATTTTATTATATGACCTTGCTAAAACTCGAATTCTGGATGGCGCCGCACCATTACCTAATAGATTAGTTATTTTCCCTTCTTATCTGCCCCACAGAGGTGTTCAAGTATCAAGAATGTGTCCAATTATGAGAGTATCCATTGCATTTCAATGCAAATTCGATAATACTATCTAAACTATGCAATTAGTTGACTTAAAATTTCGCCCTGGCATTGACAAGCAAGATACCGCATATTCTGCAGGAGATGATCGTAAATATGTCGATTCTGATTTTGTAAGATTTCATTACGGTAAACCTGAAAGATGGGGTGGATGGGCAAATTTACCTAATCCAAATGTCACGGTGGTTGGTGTCGTTAGAGATACACACTCTTGGATAGGCTTAGATGGTACAAGATATTTGGCCCTAGGCTCAGATAGAAAACTATATATTTATTCTGAAGGTAAAGTATACGATATTACTCCTATAAGACGAACCGCTAGTCTTACAAATCCTTTTGCTACATCAAGTGGTTCTGCTACAGTAACAGTTACTGATGCTGGACATCTAGCTGAAGTCGGTGCGTTCGTTACTTTTGATAATGGCTCTGCTACGAACGTAGTAGATGGTATAGATTTTAATGCTGAGTTTGAAGTTTTAACTGTACCAACTAGCAATACCTATACAATAAATGCTGGAACAAACGCATCCGGAACTACAGCAGCAGGTGGTGGTTCAACAGATGCAAGCTATCAAATAAATCCTGGTCCTACTGCGTCTACATATGGATATGGTTGGGGCACAGAAACATGGAGCACAAGCACATGGGATGAGCCAAGATCTTCATCAAGCGTTGTTATTGAAGGTAGAAACTGGTCATTAGATAATTTTGGTGAAGATTTAATTGCTACTGTTTTAAATGGTGGCACTTTTGTATGGGACACCTCAGGAGGTTTAGGAGCTCGAGCAACTGCATTATCAAATGCTCCGACTGCTTCTAGATTTAATATTGTTTCAACAGATACCAGACACTTATTAATATTTGGAACAGAAACGACGATTGGCAATACAGCCACACAAGATGATTTATTATTTAGGTTTTCAGATAGAGAAGACGCAACAGATTACACACCTGTAGCTACAAACGAAGCAGGATCTTTAAGAATTACAGATGGGTCTAGAATAGTTGGCGCTGTTAAATCAACAGGTCAAATACTAGTATGGACAGACACGTCATTACACGGAATACAATTTGTTGGCACACCTTTTACATTTGGTCTTAGACAACTTGGTGCTAACGCGGGCTTGATAGCTCAACACGCAGCTATAGAAGTAAACGGAAAAGCGTATTGGATGTCTGATGACGCATTTTATCTTTTCGATGGTGTTGTCAAAAAAATGCCATGTTCAGTGCAAGATTATGTATTTGATGACTTAAGTTACACTAACAAAAATGATATTGCCGTGGGTCTAAACACAGCTTTCAATGAAATAATTTGGTATTACCCATCCTCAAATGCTACACAAATAGATAGAGCAGTTGCCTATAACTATCTTGAAGGAACTTGGTATACAATAAATTTAGCTAGAACTACTTGGCTCGGTGCTTATGTTTATGAAAAACCAATAGCCACAGAATATAGTTCATCTGCAACCGCAAATGCCACAAGCATACTTGGTCTAACTGCTGGCGCGTCATCTATATTTGAACATGAAACTGGTAACAATCAAGCAGATGGCACTGCTATTACAGCCTTTTTAGAAACAGGATCTGT